TTAGTTGCGGCGGCAGGACTAACCTTCCAACCGCCAAAACTACTAAGATAAGTTGTTAATACCAAGACCAAATTAATATTTATTGTACCTGTTCCTTATTTAATAAGAACTATTTTACTAACTATCGTTCGTATTTAGTCTCTATTTTCCTTACTTTCTAACAATTTTATATAATTTTCTAACGTACTGATGCGCTTATCCTTCTCCAAGATTAACTCTTTAAGATACTGGGATTCAAGCGAAGCATTACCAATAGCGACCGTGGACATTACATTATTAGAGCCCACAACAGTCCCCGTCCCACTTGAAGCCCAAGATGGTGCGGTAAAGAGATCATCCATAGAGCACTTCAAAACATCACGCAGACGCTCAAGAGTATCACTACGGAGATTCTTTGCTTTCTCCAAATGGTAGAGGTCGGTGGATTTACTACCGAACATTTGCTTTTCAAACTCTTTTTTAGTCAATCCGGCATCCGCTATTAACTGTCTGAGTATCTGACCATTAAACATAATTATAGCATTTAATTAATAATATTTAACTTACTATCATAAGTAATTTCACTTATTATCGTTAGTATTTTCCGATTTTTATTCGTAACTTTGCAACAAAGTTAATAATAATATTTCAATTATGGAAGAAAAAAAGCAAAAAAATGATGAGAAAAATTCATTGCTGGCTTGGTACAATGAAATTCCTCGAAAAAAGAGAAGCAAGTTTATACTTGCGCTCCAACTGAAGTTTGGTATGTCTGCATCTGGCATCTATGACAAAATTAAAAAAAACAATTGGTTGCCATATCAGAAAGATATTGTCGATGAAGTTATCAACGAAGGGTCATGGGAAAAATTGTAATAAGATGCAATCATAAGCAAATTGAAGCCATCAATAAAGACTTTGAGGATGCGAATGTCAATGCGGAGGTTTGCTATGGAATTTTCCACAAAGGCACGACTAATGTCGAAATCACATATGATGATGCAGAGGACGGCATCGTCGAGGGTATTATCAAGTATAGAATGAAGAACAATGAAAAAGAAGATTAAAATGAAATCTATCGAGGAGGCTATCACAGAAAAGTTTCCCGATGTTATCATACATGAAGTTAGAAAAAACGCCAAGTTTGGTATTCGTATACTTGGCACCATCCCAGCACAAAACGAATACGACAAAGATCATATCGTTGAATGGACCGGGGATGGAATAGCCTCAGAGTGCTACATCGATAGCAGAGACTACAGAGAAATTGGTTGGAACGAGGAGGAGCAAAGACCGGAATACATCAAGGCCAAGCTTCTCATCCACAACGATAGATTTAATGTACCGGTAGATGCCTCCAAGTAAATGCCTTAGCTGTCCAATAGGGGTGAACTGTATCAATGGAAGATACTGTCCCCTATTCCGCCGATATGTAGAGCATAACTCTGAGCCACTTGGATGTACCCCAAAAAGAATTAGTGATTATGAAAGCAATAATAACGTTAGAAACAGGCTTTAAGGTTGTCTGTGATATCCTTACCCCCCCCCACACCGTAAAGAGCGTGAGACACAGGCTGAGTACGAAAGACGTTTTGTTTCGGAACTCAACCTGTCCCAACCAAATGCTGTCAACAAAGTCATAAAGTGTCATATTCTAAGGCATTAAGGCTATTGACAGTAAGTATTTTGTTTTGAGCTTGCTTTGCAATAACTTTGCAAGCGAATTTTAATAAGGGAAAAGAAATATGATCAAAGCAGAACAAATTTATCAAGCGACAAATGACGGCCTGGACATCATCTTTGCACTGTATCCAGATGCTAAAAATTGCTTCGCTAAATACTGTACCGATGGCAATGTCAAAAAACACTTTGCCATAAGAAATGAAAAGACTCCTTCCTGCAGCATCAAAAAATACGATACCTGCTGGAAGGTGACAGACTTTGGAGGCGAAGGTGTAGCAGAATCGCCTATCGACCTCTACATGAAAGAGAAAAACATCAGTCGCTTTCCTGATGCTATCCTTCGATTGGCTGCAGAGTTCAACGTCAGCGACGAGTTGAAGAAGGATGTCAACAAGCCAACTTTCGCTGAGCGAGATGCCACCATAGACGAGAAAGATGGCACTCGCATATTTGAGCTCAACGAGAAGTTTACTCCAACAGAGCTGAGTGTGCTTGGGCCAAACGTCAAACAAGAGCACGTAGATGCACTCAATTGGCACTCTGCTAAATGGATTGGCTACGTAAAAGACCGCAAGGTTAAAATCAAGTACAGCAATGAGCACTATCCGATATTCATGCGTGAGTGCCTTGTGTCTCCGGCTTCAGGTGATAAGCCGGAAGTCAAGTTCTTCAAGATATACGAGCCTCTTAACTATCAAAAGCAATGGCGATTCTCTTATACGCCTGAAGGCATAAAACCAAAATCATACATCAATGGGCTTGCCGAGCTGAAAGCAGCTTACCACGATTTTAACAGACGTGAGGAGGCCGAATACAACAAGACCAACACCGATGAGTCCAAACCTTACAAGGAAAAGAAGTTACCTGAAGCTTTCGTCTGCAGTGGAGAGCGTGACAGTCTTTGTTGCCGTTCCTTGGGCTACCACCCTCTATGGTTCAACTCCGAGACTTACAAGCTGAGCGAAGAAGAATACAAAGAGATTATGAAATATGTAGAGGTGCTCTACAATATACCCGACATTGACGAGACGGGTATTGCCAAGGGTACAGAGTTAGCTCTGCGCTTCATCGATATCCATACAATATGGCTGCCTTCATGGCTTCGTACTTACCATGACAACCGTGGTAAGGGGCGCAAAGACTTACGAGACTGGATGGAGCTGCGCAATACGCGCAAAGACTTCCGTAATCTTATGACACTGGCCATGCCAGCTCGCTTCTGGGTGAGCAAGCTCAACAAAAAGGCCAACACCTGGGATCATTACATCGACACGGCGTGCCTCTATAATTTTCTTCGTCTCAATGGTTTTTACACCTTACATGACGACAACTCCACAATTACTAAGTATGTTCGCATCACAGGCAACATTGTCAAACTCATAACAACAAGAGATATCCGAGAGTTCTGCCGTCAATGGGTCATCGATAGAGCTGAAAAGCGAGATATCCTCAACCTGGTTCTGAATACCCCGAAGCTCTCCAGCGCTGCGCTCGACTCACTGCAAGAGATTACGTTAGACTTCACCAGCTACACAAACCACTCACAACTGTTCTTCTTTCCTCGAGTCAGCGTAGAGGTCAGCAAGGATGGCTTGACGGAGTATCAGCGTGAAGGCAGTTCGTTGAAAAACTATGTATGGCAAGAGAATGTCATCAATCACAACTTCAAAAAGTTAGACGACATGTTCACCATCTCTCGCACCATAGATGAGGATGGCAGACCGAAGTTTGACATCGAGATCAAAAGTGTGAAATCCCATTTCTTCGGATACCTCATCAACGCCTCTCGCACCTATTGGCGCAAGGAGCTGGAGTATGCTTTCGAAGACAAAAGCATTGATGAGAAAGAGGCTTACCATAAGGCTCACCTCTTCGATATAGCAGGCGTTGGTCTTGCTGACACTGAGATCCAGGAGCAAAAACAGAATCTGATAAACAAGATTTTCACATTCGGCTATATGCTACATCACTACAAGGCACCATCGCGAGCATGGGCACCAATGGCCATGGACAATAAAATCGGCGAGAATAATGAGTGCAACGGTCGTTCCGGCAAGAGTTTCTTCTTCAAGACTCTCTCTTTGCTGATGAAGACCGTTAAACTTTCCGGGCGCAACCCGAAGCTAATGGATAACCCTCACGTCTTTGATCAGGTTACCCAGCACACTCAAATGCTGTTGCTTGACGACTGCGACCGCTATCTCAACACAGGTCTCTTTTACGACAACATTACTTCAGATATGACAGTAAACCCAAAGAATAACCAAAGCTTCACGATTCCTTTTGAGGATAGTCCGAAGATTGCTTTCACCACTAATTATGTGCCTGCAGACTTCGACCCATCCTCAGAAGCGAGATTGCTCTATATGGTGTTCTCAGACTATTACCACCAGCGCACAGAAGAAAACGACTATCAGGAGACACGAAGCATCCGTGACGACTTCGATGAGGATCTGTTTTCAAAGACATACACCGAGGATGAATGGAATGCGGACATTAATTTTTTCCTGCAGTGCTGCCGTTTCTACCTCTCCTTGGCCAATGAACCCATCAAGATCATGCCACCGATGGAAAATATCATCAAGCGCAAGTTCAAGGCCGACATGGGTGTTAACTTCGAGGATTGGGCTGCTACTTACTTCTCAGAGGAGAGCGAGCGACTCGACAAATTCATCGTGAGAGAGCGTGCCTTCAACGACTTCAAGCAGTTCTCAGGCATCAATAAGGCGACAACTCAGAGCTTCACCAAGAAGCTGAAGGCATTCGTTGAGCTGTGTCCTTACATCAAAGAGTTGAACCCAGAAGACCTCTGCAACAGCCAGCATCGCATTATTAGACGCGATCCGGCCAACCCAGATGGCAGCCCTGTTGAAATGATCTATCTCAGAAGCAAGAAGAGTGATGTTAAAAAAGAGGAGACTCAAGCAAGCCAAGGTGATATACAACCCACCATTCCATTCAACATGACAGACGCTGGTGGATGTACTGACCCTTTCTGACCATCTATAAATAAAAGAATAGATAGCCCCAAGTTATAGTGCAAAGGTACAAAAAATATCTGAATTATGCAAATATTTTGAGCTAAATTTTCAAGCAATTTTTGCTGATTTCTATAATTCTTTTCCCATGTTACGAGGGAGCGGTGAGCATTGGCCCATCGCTCCCTTTTTCCTTGATTAAGACACCCCTCCAGCCGTCCTGACCGTATCTCCTACGCTCTTTTCACGCCCATGCCGCCGTTTTCCCCACACCCCTTTCTTTTATTTTATACAAATCCTTTGTAACTCTGTAACAGAATGTTAGCAAAAGAGATAAACAACTGATAAATAGGGAGTTAAGCCGCATTTTCAGCGTTTACAAAGTTGCGTTACAACTACTTTACAAAAATTTTTAAGTTTGTAACAAGCCCATTCTAATACTGGTCATTAACTCCAAGATTTGCCTATGTAACAAAATCGAAAGTGTTACATTTTCTGTATCACAAAATTGTATCATACAAAATACGCTGATTCTCAGCGACTTACAAAGCCAAGTTTGCATGATACAAAAATACAAACTTTTCGGACGGAATTATATCACACCAACTTTACTGATAAAAGTTAGTTTTTACTGATTATCTTTAGTATTCTCGAAAATTCTTTGTATCTTTGCCGCAAAAACCGCATATATATGAATCCAGTCGTTTATATCAAGATTCCTACACACATCAGGCAATGGGCATATCATGCCTATGGTAACCCTGTTGTTTTTCCTGCCGGTGGCAATGAAGTGGCGGTGATCCGCAAGTTCACCACTAAACCTCCATCGGCAAAACTCTCACTTGTTGAACTGGAGAGTCAAACCGAGCAGGAGGCTGCAGACTCCGCAAAGTTTCATCAGAGTGTATCTCATATATTTAAGGATAAGGAGTTCGAGGAGAACCGTTGGCTCACTCATCCCGATGAATATCTCGCCATCATGCTCCCTGACTCCAAGGCAAAACCTGTGCGAGAGTACTGTTATCTCGGCCCTCGAGCAAGACGTGCCATCAAGGAGGTCATCATCGACCTCTTTAAGATGGATCTCTGGGCTTCGCTCAAGGATATCGCTGACCGATCATGCCGTCTCTCCTCCATCATTTCTGCATGGTGCGAGCAGCATGGTATTGGCATCGATTATGAGGATACTGTGCGCCAATGCTTCTACAGAATGCGTGACCAACACGCCAAAAAGGGCATTATTTTAAACTCGTCAACAAGATTTAGCAAAGATTAGCACAAAATTTTCCGTCGCTGCGAACAACTCCGAACAAAACCGAAATATCCGTCGAATCCAAACAAAATAGAAATATCTAAAAGCTCATGGCATACATCAAAAACATCATCAAGATAGAGGTGACCGAGGCCGAGAACCTCAAGAGCGTGGTCTTCCCTGCACGCCACCTCTGCATCCTTCCACAGGATGTCGAGTTCAGACAGATTCATTGCAAAAATCCGTCAAGTTGTGAAATCTCCGACAAAGTGGAGTCCAAGGTTCGCATTTTCACGTCGAAGCTCACCTTCCGTTCATGTGAGCAAATCGACTGCGACGGCTTGCCACTCGCCTACAGGATAACAACCGCCGATGGATGCCGCTACCTCATCGGGCGTGATCATCGCCCGTTTCCTGTACTTACTCGCTCTGAGCTCATGCCAAGTTCTCACACCGACAGTTCACTCATCACCTATACCGTGACATGGTCTGATGTGATAAAACCGCTCCAAATCATCGAATAAAAGTTTTTTTATTCTTCCCTCCTATTATATAACTTTGCAGTGTTCTTATTCGCAAAGCTATATGAAATATCAAATATCAATCACTGGCTACATTGGAGCGTGGACTAAGAGAATGGTCCACGACATTCTCAATGACAATAAAGGCAAGCATGTAGATGTCTCCATCGACTCGCTTGGCGGAGAAGTTTCCGCCGGTCTCGCCATCTGCCAGATGTTCAAGTCACACGGTGATGTTACCGTTGACTTTCAAGCTGGCTTCTCTGCTTCCGCTGCAACCATCTGTGCGATGGGTGCCAACAAGATCCGCATGAGCAAATACAGTTTGCTTCTCGTCCACAAATGCTCCACGGAGCAATTTGTCTGGTCTGCACTCAACGAAGAAGAGATTGGATCTCTTATCGAACAGCTTCAGAAACAACAGGAGAACCAGCAGAAGATAGACAACATCATCGCCAATGTTTACTGTGATCGCTCCGGCAAAAAACATGAAGACATCATTAAGGTAATGTCAGAAGCTCTCTGGCACACCGTCGATGAGTGCATCAAGTTCGGATTCGTTGATGAGGCGATGGACGGCAAGCCTGCCGAGATTACCGAGCAGACGCAAGACTTCATCAAATACAACAACCTCCCCGTATTGCCCGAGGTTGTCAATTCCTGGTATGAGAAGAAATCGGGCTTCTTGGACCGCTTGTTTGGCAAGGACAAACCACATAACAATATTATAGACATGATTAAGAAATGGACTCACATCAACAATGTCCTCAACATCGAGGGCATTGAGGCAGAGGATTCCGCAAAAGACTGCACCATCTCCAAGGAGCAGATGCAGAAGATTGAGGATAAGATGGCTGCCGATGCCGACTCCATCCATGACAAGGACGAGGCTCTCGCCAAGGTCAAGGATGAGAAGAAGGCTTTGGAAGACAAGGTCAAGGACCTCGAAAAGGAGAAGAAGACCTTGGAGGATAAAGTGAAGGATCTGGAGAATGAGCCTGGTGGCAGCACCTCTACGGCCGTGGATGACACCAAGGTCGAGGATTATTGCTCAGATCAAGTGTTGAACGCTATAGAACAATTCGCATAATATGGCAGAAGAGAATAAATTCATCGCCCCTGCAGATGTTCATGAGCAACTGCAGAAGACTGCTAAGACATACCGCAAGCAGTTGATTACCATGCCTACAAAAGGCTTGAAGAAGTCACTCTCATACATGACGCTTCGCCCAGGCATTCGTGTTTCCGAGACTGTCGGAGAGTTGACAGGCAACGCTGAGTTCGGGCCATACGACGAGAACCGTACCGCCGACAGCGGTGCTAAGATTAAACCTCGCACCTTGGAGGTGTTCCTTGGCAACGTTGACGTGAAGTTCTCTCCTAACTCGGTTTATTCCACTATTTGGGGTGCCAACGCCATGAGTGGCGATGCCCTCAAAAACGTACCTATCACCCTACAGGTTCTACAGCTTCTCGCCTTGAAGCTCGGCAAGAACCTCGACAAGGTGCTTTGGAAAGCCGTGCGCAATGCCTCTGGCACAGGTTCCAAGGACCTCTTCAACGGTCTCGACACCATCGCAGCCGCAGAGTTGACCGCAGGCAAGCTGTCAAGCGAGCTCGGCAACCTCCTCAAAGTCTCCGACATCCTCGGTGCTGGCAAGACCATCAACGACGACAATGCCGTTGACTTCGCACAAGCCATTTGCGAGAGTGCAGACGAGGACTTGATGGCAGAGGATAACCTTTTCCTCTATGTTCCTCAGGCATTCGTCAACCTCTACAACCGTGCCTTCCTGAAGAAGTTTGGTTCCGTGCCATACAACAATGGCTACAACCACAACTCCATCGTGGGCTTCGAGAACGTCCACTTTGCTCCGCTCAGCAACAAGAAAGATACTCCTTTCTTCCAGCTCTCCACTCGCAGCAATATGCTCGTGGGTGTCAACGAGGCAAACAACAACGACGCAGAGAAAATCAGCATCGAGAAATATCATCCTTGGAAGCTCGACTTCATCGCCACCAAGTTCTTCGGCACCCAGTACGAGAGCATCAACAAGGAGCGCATCATGTTCATCACCGACGATGGCGAGACTCCGCTCATCCAGAAGAGCAACGTTTCGTCTGAGTCTCTTGACGGTGCTGATGACCTCAACCCTGTTGACGGTGGCAATGAAGAGCAGTAAACTTTCACCTTATTATATATAGGAGATTAAATTATGGTTTGCACAACTAAAGATTTATATAAATCAGTCCGCAAGTGTCCAGGAGTTCGCATTACTCCTGGCATTCGCCCTAAGTTCTTGGCTATTCTTAAGTCAAAGATCCTCACATGGCCAAAGTTGCCTGATGACATAGAGGATAAAGCTACAGACATGACCGCACTTGCCACATACAAGGGCAACTTCACTTTGGATGCTGATGCTAAGTGGCATGTGGTTGATCTGGTCTCCCTCAAGTCAAGCATTACCACCGAGACACAGGGAGAGGCTCCTTCAGCCACATTCCTCAACAAGGCTGAGTATATCATCGGTGGCATGGATGCCGATATTACAGGCTTCGGCCGAATGGTCATCAACGACGAGATGATCTATGCTCAGCAGATGCCTAACGGACGTTTCCGCATCTTGGGTTGCGAGATGTTCGCACCTAAGTCCACATTTGCTCAGAATAGTGGTGCGGGTGCTACTGACTCCGTCACCTCTACACTCAGCGTTGAAGCCACAGACGTTAGTCCAGCACCTTTCTATGAGGGCAAACTGGAGACCGACGAGGGCGACATTAGCGGCCTTGACGGCTCCGTATGGACTGAGTCTAAAGAGTAGGCGCTATTTTACTCATAATATCAAAAATGTTTCAGCAGCTTAGGTGGCTCTCGCTTCGTGCCTGAGCCACCTTTTATTATTTTCGCATATATGGATCATCAATTCACCAAACAGATACAAGCATGGCTCAATGCCAAGCATGAGAGCGATGCAGACGTTATCAAGGGAGCAAACATGCTCTTCCGTCTCAACAGAGACCGCTTCTATCATGCCCGTGCCACCAGACAGCCACAGGCATACCGTTCTAACATCGAGTACGAGTTGGGGAAGTTCCTCAAAATTCGTCTCGACAAAATGACCATTGATGAGGTTAAGCAGATGGATAGTCTCGTCATTCCAGAGGCACAAGCCATCATCGACGAGGGCGCACCAGTGGCTACGACCGAAGAAACGACCGGTACGACCGCAAAAACGACCGATTCCAACGAGGAAGAGTCCAACAATGATGATGCAGAGCTGCCGTCCTCCGAAGAGGATGGTGTCGCGGTCATCCGCAAAGGCAAGCGCAAGGATCACGATTTCCTGCCCGACAAAGTAGCTGCCCTCTGGGATATTAACGCCAAGCGATACAAGGAGATAAAATCTACCTTCGAGACACTCAAGTCGTTGGAAGACAAAGAGCCGTGCGACCGATACGAGTATCTCAAGATACTCTCCGACCTTGACAAGAAGTATCGTGCCGACATGCTCACCTACGACTCATACGTGGTCACACGTGCCGACCGTGACCGTGTCGCTAAAGCCCGCCTCGCCGAGAATGGCAACCAAGGTTAAGGTAGCAGACCTGCTGAAACCCATCGGCGATATTCAGACACAAGCCTATTTCGGGCGACATATCCACACCCTCGGTCTCATCAAGTGGATTCTCTCACAGACAGGCTCTGCAGAAGTGTGGGTGTCATCCTATTCTACCTCCGAGGAGTTCCTCCGTGGGTTCCGCCTGATGCGGCAGTCTGATAGCATCCGTTCGGCAAAGATGCTGCTCGATGTCAAGGCGAGCAAGAAGACCGTGCAGCTTTGGCGCATGATGCAGGCTTGTTTTGACGAGGTATATCTGGGCGAAAATCACTCCAAGGTGATCCTCTTCAGAGCCGCCGATTGCGTGGTGTCGGTCGTCACCTCACAAAATCAGACCTATGGCAGTCGTGATGAATCGACCATCGTCACTACAGAGCCACAAGTCTTCTACGATCTGCTCCATGGTTACCTGGAGCACTGTACTAACAAAAGTTTGAAAATCAATGGAAATTACACAGGATTTGATGAAAAACGTGCAAGACTTGGCAGAGACTTTGACTCCGATATCGGAGATGTCCGTCCTTTTGGATATTAACGAGGACGATCTGCGTGAGGAGATCCTGAAGCCTTCGTCTAAGCTTCACCGTGCCTACTACCTGGGCATGGCGACTGTGAAGCAGCAGCTTCGCAAGAATGAGCTTGACCTCGCTGCAGCCGGTTCGCCGCAAGCCGTGCAGCGCACACATGAATATCTGAACCAAATGTTAGAGGAGATTAGAGTATGAGAGAACCAGCCAACATCGATGCCATCATCGACCTCATGGACCGTACATCCGAAGAGATGGATGCGCAAAATGTACCCGCCCCTGTGCGTGACCGCATTTTGCGCATCCGTGCCCTCTATGCCTGGTGGCTCGTCAATCCTCGCAAGACAGATCAAGAATTGGTCTTCAAGGATATGCAAGACTATCGTGTGCAGCGCATGATGGCATACAACGATCTGCACCTCATCAAGCTCATACTGGGCAACCTTCAGCGTGTGTCCAAGGATTTTGCCCGCTTCCGTTTTGACCAGATGATACAGCGCACCTACGATAAGGCTGAGTCAATAGGTGATGCCCGTGCCATGGCTGCTGCAGCTGCTGCCTACGGTAAATATCATCTCCTGGATAAGGAAGATCCTGTGGATAATGGCTACGACCAGATTCAGCCTCAGGTCTTCATACCTACTACCGATCCTCGTCATTTGGGTCTCAAGCGCATTCCTAACGTGATGACCACCATCAAGAAGCTCATCAAGAAATACACCGACAACTCCATGGATCTTGTCAAGATCGAAGCTGAAGACTATGATGAGCAGCTCTTGGAATATACACCAACAGAAGAAATCAAGGAGGATGCTCAATGATTGATCAATATCTAAATCCAGCACAGATGGAGGTTAACTTCATCAACGCTCGAGACAACGTGGTTGTGGGCGGTCGAGGCATAGGCAAGAGCGTACTCCACTCTATGTTCAACCTGCGCAACATGCAGCGCATGCCTGGCAGCAATGGTGGCTTTGTCTCTGCCAACGCCAAGCGATGTCTCACCAACACCATACCGTCCATGCTTCAGCACTGGGAGCGATGGGGCTTCCATCGGGGCAAGCATTATCTCATCGGGGTCAAGCCACCTAAGAAATTGGGATGGCCTGACCCGGTCATTCCTCCTTCCAACTGGGAGAACACCATCTCTTTTTATAATGGCAGTATAGGTACCATTATCTCACAAGACCGCAAGGGCACGTCTAACTCCCTCTCGCTTGACTACCTCGACATCGACGAGGCGAAGTTCATCGACTTTGAGCAGCTGAAGGATGAGACCTTCCCTGCCAACCGTGGAAATGTCAACCTATTTGGTCAGCATTACTACCACCATGGCATGCTTATCACCTCCGATATGCCAGTCACCAAGAAAGGTTCCTGGTTCCTCAATTACAAGAAAGATTGTGATCCTCACCTCGTGGATGCCATCTCCTCACTCGTGGTCGAAGAGTTTGATATCCGCAACCGCATCAAGACATCGGGGCACATCAGTCTATATGCCAAGCGTCGCCTGAAGGAGATAGGCTTGCTGCTGGCACAGTTGCGTTCCAAGACTCTCTTCTACAAGGAGTATTCCTCTGTCTATAATGTAGAGGTGCTCGGCATGGAGTTCATCAAGCAGATGAAGCGAGACTTGCCTGCGCTCACCTTCCAGACCTCCATCATGTGCAAGCGGCCATCCATCTCGCTCGATGGTTTCTACTCCAACCTGCGTGATGTTAACTTATACACAGCTCCTAACCTTGACTTCCTCGATGGCCTGGAGTATGATATCGATAAGCTACAGCATGTGGATGCACGCATGGATGCAGACGTTGATCCTGACCGTCCGCTATGCATAGCGTTCGATGCCAATGCGCTCATCAACTGGATGTGCGTGGGACAAGACAACCTGCGTGGCGAGGCTCGTTGTCTGAAGAGTTTCTTCGTGAAGTATGAGAATAAGCTACCTGCCCTACTCGATAAGTTCATGGAGTATTACCAGTACCACCGATGCAAGGAGGTTAACTTCTACTACGACTCTACCTTCGTGGGCAACAACTACGCCCTGATGAATGATGACTTCCATACCTTCATTGCCAACTATCTCACAGACCATGGCTGGTATGTCAACGAGGTCTATCTGGGCAACCCGATGGGACACCTGGAGAAGATGCTGCTCATCAACCGTATGTTTGTGGGCAAAGCCGATCACCGTGCCATGATCAACAGCGAGAACAATGAAGATCTGCTCATATCCATCCGCCTTGCTGGTGTGTATAATGGCAAGAAGGATAAGCGAGGAGAGAAGCTGGCAGAGACCGAGGAGGACAAACTAGAGGCTCGCACCGATGGCTCCGATGCCTTCGACACACTCATGATTGGCATAGAGAAGTTCCCGCAGTCCGATGGCTACATCTCTACTGGCTCCATGCTCTGATATTTTTTTCATACGACTATAGGTGGTTGGCATTCTCGCTTGACCGCCGTTTAGGGGAGTTCGCAGCGATGCGGACTCCCCTTTTTTATGTTTAGCACTCTTACAAACTTCTTAATACTTGTTTACATATTCCGTCTTTTCCAAGGGTCGGGAGGCGCGCTCGGGCGCAGGGCGGTGGGGGGTCGTTTCCGACGCAAAGGGGAACTTTTTCCCCTTTGAAACCCCAAAACCACGATAAAACCGAGGTTTTCCAATCCACGGGTGTGGAAAACCTGTCGTAAAACGACACATTTTGCATCCTCCAAACCGAGGTCGAGAGGTGCAAAATGTCGTGATTTCATCGCTCTAAGGTCTGTTTTCCGCTCCAAAGACTGCAAAACACGGTTTTCTTGATACGCAAATTTTCTTTTTACCCATTTCTATACAGATGTTAAAATTTGCGCTGTTCAAACGTCACAGGGGCTTAACACCGAGGTAAGGCAAAGCCTTTTCTTTGTCCGCTTTATCCGCTCCGAGAGCAGCCCTTTATAGGTAGTCCATCAGACTTTATCCCTTTTTCCTCAGCAAATTTACGGCGGACGGTACCTACCAAGTACTGGTTCCCGATTTCTGCGAAAACTTCCTGGCAGCCTTCCACAATCACAGATTGGGTATTCCTGTAACTTTTAGCCGAAATTCCTTGGTCTTCATACCTCTTCTCCGCTCGTCTCATTGCACCGTAAAAAGTGACAAAAAAGCCTGACGGGCAGAATAAAAAAAAACTCTCAGACGGGCAGACAAAGACGAGTTCAAGTAAAAAGCTCCTTTAGCCCTCTGGGTAGAATAAAAATTTTAAAGCGTATGAAGACTTTCAACTATTACGAGTACAACTCCAAGCGTTTCGACCGCTCAGCCAAGGCAGAGCAAGTAAGAAACTTCATCTTTGCATTCAAGGATGGCAAGAAGTGGGCGACAGACTATGCAGCCGACATGGTGGCGAAGTCATTCTCTCAGACCTATGGCGACAAAGCTGGCGACTTCGTGCTTGTTTGCGCTCCAGCCGCCAACTCCAAGAAATACACCAAGCGTTTCTCTCGTTTCGCCTCCAAGGTGAGCCAAGGGGCTAAGGTACAGAACGGCAACGACCATCTTTTCATCTATGGCGAGCGCACAGCCAAGCACAACAGCGCAAACCATGTTTCTGAAAGCTTCGGCTACAGGGTGGCACTCGATAGAGATTACTTCAAGGGCAAGAAGGTCATCATCTTCGACGATGTGATAACGAGCGGAGCGACCGCCCAAGAGTTTGCAAGCCAACTCGCTGAATGTGGCGCCGAGGTCATGGGTGCCATGTTCCTCGCAAGAACCAAAAGAATGTATAACTAATAAAAAATATAATGATGATACGACAAAATTATAACGACCTTTGCATGGAGGAAAGACCTCAATACAGAGCCTACAACTACGGCATGGACACCCTCAGCAACGTGGAACTTCTATCGCTTGTGATGAACAGAGGGGCAGGAACAAAAGAGAGCCTACAGCAGGCACGACAGATTTACAACATCATGGGCGAGAGCCTACGCAATATCAAACGTGCGAGAATCGAGGAACTCGAAGTCGTGCAAGGTGTGGGCGACTGCAAGGCGATAGCCATACAAGCAGCCATCGAACTCGGCAGACGCTACCAAATGGAAAAGGTGGCTCGACAGACCGACCTCGGCAGCAGCTTGACACTTTACAACTTCTTGCTTCCTCAGATGGAGGACAACGAGAAAGAGCGTTTCTTCGTGGTGCTGATGAACCAAAACTTTAGGCTGATAAAGTGCATCAAGCTCAGCGAGGGAGGACTGACGGAAACATCGGTCGATGTCCGCTTGATAATGAAAGAAGCGGTGCTCAACAATGCCACCATCTTAGCCGTGGCGCATAACCACCCATCCAACAACGCCACACCAAGCAAGGCTGATGAGGAACTGACATTGAAGATATACAAGGCATGCCAAATCATGCGTCTTTTCTTCATGGACCATATCATCATCGCAGAGGATAGTTTCTACAGCTTCCACGACAAAGGCAAGCTATAATATATAATAAGGTATAGGGAAGGCTTTTTCTGTCTTCCCTATTTTCAAAATTTTTCGCCTAACGGCGAAAGCTATCTGGCAAGAGCCTAAAAGCGGTCGAACATTACCTATTTTAAATTTTAAAACTAATTTTATTATTAATTTTATAGTTAAATTTGAAATAAAGTTTGCAAGTATCAAGAAAAAAACGTAACTTTGCAGCGGTAGAAAAGAAATAACAACAACAAAACAACGCAAGTTATGAGAACGCTTAAAATCAGAAGGCGTAGAGTTTCAAACTCTATGACAGTTGCTCGTCACCCTTTCATCGAAGGCTTGCGTAGCTTAGGTAGCCTTGGTGGCGACAATAGTCTCTTCAACGATTACTTGAGAGGAGACAACGCATCCGACTTGAGGAGAGACTGGGAAACAATCGGCTCTGATATGAGGAAAGTTTTTAACAACAACAGAAAATCACTTTATGCAAGATAAGAAGAACGAACTTGAAGAAATTGAGAATGCCATGCCTGCCGATGTCAATGACATTCTCAAAGACTTGCCTGAGGAGAAACGCAATATCATTCTTTCCACAATGTTGGCGATAGAGGAAGAGCGCACTTTCAGCGGTCCACTTCCTCCCCCAGAATATTTTGAAGCTTACGGAAAGACATTGGAAGGTTCGCCCGACCGCATTCTTACGATGGCAGAGAAACAAGTTGACCATCGTATCGAGCTGGAAAATACCATTGTTAAGAAAAAATTCTCGCAAAGTACATTGGGACAAATCCTTGCTACCGTGCTTATCCTTGCTTTTGGTTACATTGCCTACGACCTCGCTATGCATGGTCACGACACCGCAGCCATTGCAATCGGTGTCACAACTGTTGTAGGTTTGGCGGTTGTCTTCGTCTTAAACAAGATTCCTCCTATCTTTCCAAAGGGCAATACCGAACAATAATATATAAGCCACCGTGTCTGACACTGGTTGTACTTCATATATTGAAAAGAACTCTTTGTCGCCCTCGGTGCTCCTGCATCGGGGGCTTTTTCATCACCATCACCACCATTTCAAACTTTTTCCACCAAAAACACAACTTTTTCCCAAAAATATTTGGTGGTTTCATTTTTTCTCCTTACCTTTGCCAACGCTAGAATATTCCATGCGGATAAAAATACTCCGCATCGTTCTTAGGGTGTGATGAAAGTCAAGCCCCGAGATTTTTGGCGTTAGCCAAATAACGATGGGCTTTTTTTAATGCCTTCGTTCCGCATAAAAAAAGGACTTTTAATGAGACCTTAGAACGATGCGGATAAAAATATCGGCGGTCGCCTTCCACGTGTTTTTGAGACCCTTAGACGGTGCAAAGCATGGTATGTTCTAGCAGACGGGAAGAGCGACCGCTTTTTTCGTGCCATTTTGGCAAGACGTCGCCCGACGGTTCGGGCAAAAGGCTAGAACATACCGAAAATGCAAACAGCATTGAATCTGGATGCCCAGGCAGGTCTCAGACTACCGAGCATCAACATCGAGGAGAGCATACAGGCTCTCAAGTCATCAACCATCAAGCTCGCACGCACCAAGAGCGAGACCTTCAGCTATCTTTGCGAGGAGACCGTGACATACGGCGAGGTGGCAGCCACCTTCGTAGGGTTCTTCGCCCTCATGGCAATGATTGCAGTAAGTGGATTTTTATTTGGAGGGGAGATACTATGAACACTAACAACGCAACCAATATGCACATGACAGCGGAAGTCTGGAATGCGCTCGTAGATATGATGAACGTTGACCAGCTCAACAACTTCATCGAGAACCTCGACTACATACAAGACAAACTCGTGTCCGACGAGATGGTCACCAACTGCCTCGACGACTTCGGGGGAGCGGACAAGGTGCTTCTCATGCTCAACGCCTTCAAGCGCATGAGCAACTTCTTCCAGACCATCAACATCGCCCTGGAGGCGAAGGGAGGTGCGGCATGAAGCAGAAACGAGTGATAGGCTTCGGGACTTACAACAAGCAGGAGCCACAGGAGCAAGAGGAAAGCAAGATTGATTACGTGCGCATGGCACTCGATGCCTACTTCGAGGGTGACAGCCCAAGCGAAGACCAATACGAGGAGCACGTTGACTTCTTTTCCTCCAAGGACATACAGGATGCCATCCATGAGATGGTCTCCGCCTCCATCTCCACCATCACCGAGTACATGGTGGAGCACGGCTACAAGATGAAGCAGGTCGAGGGTGGCAGGCTCGTCTGGATAGTCAGGGACACGATGTCCGAGTAACAAGCAAGGCAGTACATTTTTTTACATTGACTACTTTTCTACCAGAAAGTAGATAACATACGAGGTCGTCGTGATGACGGTCTCGTATTTTTATTTTCCCCCCTGCCTTCTTATCTTTGCATCAAAAAAAGGATAAGACATGATAAAAGCCACCAAACCCACATCGCCACTCTTCACCAGTGCCCTCGACACCTTCTCCTTCTCGATAGGGGGCGACAGTGCGACCGTCACCATCACCTGCGCAGGCGAGGAGCTGCTCAGCGAGACCTACTACCCAGTCTCTGGCAACATCACCATCTACGACCTCGGCACGCTCATCGCCGATGCCGTGCGTCCCACCGTGGTAGCCACCTTCTCCATCTCCATCATCGAGCACACAGGCGAGAGCGACACCGCCACATGGGCGAGCGGAGACATCACCGCCTACTATGCCACCGTTGACATCGACATGTCGGCGGCAACCTTCCTCGACCAATACTTCATGACGCTTCTCGACGGTGACAAGCTCACACGCCTCGGTCATCGGGAGTACCTCCATGCGACAGGCTCAGACAGCACCAAGGCGACCGTCACCGCACGATACTTCAAGGATGGCAATACCGTCAACACAGCCACCTTCACGGCAGACAGCACACCAACCCGAACGGTGAATGGCATCACCACCTTCGACGTGTCACCCGACAGATACCACGACAAGACCAAGGGCGACCTCTTCGCCTATACCGTGACCGTGGGCAAGCGCACGCAGGAGTTCCAGATAGACCACTGCGGCAGCGTGGCAGATCCAGTTCTGCTCTTTACCAACAGCTTCGGATGCCAGGAGACCTTCTATTGTCTCGGCAAAAAGAAAATCAGTCCTGAGTTTGAGCGCAAGAGTGCCGTGATCTCAGGCAAGAAAATCAACTACGCTGTTAAGGAGACCCGCAACTTCGAGGGCGACACCGGCATCCTGCCACCATCGATGACTCATTTCGCCGAAGACCTGCTGCGCTCCGACGAGATCTTTCTTTTCAGGGATTACTCACAAGACAAGCAAGTCACCATCACCGAATCCAAGGCAGAGCGCACCAACGAGACTGACGACATGCCAGAGTTCACCTTCACCTACCAGTATGCGCAGCGCATTCAAAACGTGATGTTCAAGAATATGGGCGAAGGTCGTATTTTCGATGATTCCTTCGACGACACGTTCAACTAAAGTTTCACTCTTAAAGTTTTCGCATATATGGCTGATACAAGCAAGGCAATACACATCAACGAGCTTCGCCGCTCGCTCGATATCTCACGCATCGACCGCTCGCCTGTTGACATCGACTGCTGGAAGGCATCCGACGGTTCCATCATCCACTACCGCGGATGGCTCGTCACCTCCTCCAACTGGCGCGATGGCACACACCGGCTTCGTAACCCCGTCAACAACCAGGTGCGCAAGGTGCGCGACATTTTCATCTTCAGATACAATAATCACCCAATATACTTATAGCAAATGGACGACAAAAACATAGACATTACCTTCGCCACCATGGGCGATGTGATGAGCTATCAGGCATACAACCCGACAGGCGGTTTCGTAGAGTCCTCTGGCATCTTCGACGATGACGGCATCACTGGCACAATGACCGTCAAGGCGAGTGATGGCAAAGACTACACCTATATCCCGTTCGGCGCAGGCAACCTCCTACCATACCAGCTCATCAAAAGCATCGGAGAGAGCAGCGTGATGGCACAAAACAAACTTTTCAATGTGCTCACCTGCTACGGCATGGGATTCCAATACTACGACATCAAGACCAAGCTACCAAGCGATGATAAGGATGTCAACCTCTTCAAGATGCACAATTCTCTGAGCCGCTTCTTCCTGGAGCAAATCACCGACATGAAGTATTTCTTCTTCTGTGTCTCGGCTATCATCCTCAACAAGAAGGGTGACCGCATCGTGGCAGTCCGACACAAGGAGGCTTGCTACTGCAGATTCACACAGAGCAAAAACGGTCGCTCCGAATACGTGCTTTATGCCAATTGGCGCAATGCGCTGGAGCCTGAGAATGTAGAGGCTATCCCATTGCTCGACGAACTCGATCCGCTTGGTGATCTGCAGGAGCGCATGGGGCTGAAGGGACAGAGCGGACAGGTGAAGTCACGACAAGGCGGCAATGGTCCCCGCACCAAGGCGCGTGTGTTTGCCATCGTGACACGTTTCCCTACTGCCGGATGTCAATACTATCCAGTTCCCTACTACAGTGCTATCTTCAGAGATAAATGGTATGATATCTCCCGGCTCATCGCCATCGGCAAGATGTCGAAGCTCAGAAATCATGCCGCTATCCCCTACCTCGTGGAAATCCACAACGACTATTGGCGCGGCATCTTCAAGGAGGAGCACATCACCAATCAAGAAGATCAGAAGAAGCGCAAACTCCAGGAAAAAGAAAAAATCAAGTCCTTCATCTCTGGCATCGAGAACAGCGGCAAGCTGTGGGTGGCGGGATATTACACTACCCCAGACGGCAAGGAGGTCAACATGGTCAAGATCACTCGCATCGACACCTCCAAGGACGGAGGCGACTACAGCGACGACATCGCCGAGAGCAACAATATGCAATGCTATGCCGACAATATTCATCCTAACCTCGTGGGTGCCACTCCTGGCAAGAGTCAGACCAACAACTCAGGATCCGACAAGCGAGAGCTCTTCACGCTCAAGCAGTCGATAGAGAAAGCCTTCCATGATCTCATGGAGACTGTTCACTGGGTCGTCATCTATTTCAACCACTGGGAGGATAAGGTTTATCCAGATGTACCACTCATCATGCTCACCACCCTTGACGAGAACAAGGATGCCAAGAAAGTTTCAAACAACCCAAACTCAAAGCAAGAAGATGATCAAAATAACAGCTGACCAATTTGAGCAGCTCTTGCCATTCGTGAGAGCCGCTTCCGAGGATGTCTTCAACAAGATTGAGCCATCCTTCGAGCAGACATACAACGACCTCGTGGCAGATGTCGTCAATACCGACCATGAGAGCGAGGCGACCCAGGAGGGATCGCCCCTGCTGCGCCACGTCACAGGCTATGTGATACTCGCCACCTTCCTCGACCGTCTGCACTCACAAGACATCATCATGACAGACAACGGCTTCGGGGTGGTGAGCAACGACAACATCGCACCTGCCTCACAAGCTCGTGTCGATGCCTTGGAGCATGAGTTGACCTACAGCCGAGACATGGCAAGGCGCAACATCATCAACGAGCTTCGCCGTGCCGAAGGATGGGCGGATACAGAGCAAGCCCTTGACAACATACGGTCTTTCTTCTGGTCTCCCTTCATCCTGCGCAGATACTACTTCGCAGACCGCAAGCTCACGTTCGATGACCTCGCAACCTTCAGACCAAGCATCAGTTCCGCCGAGAATTTCCTTCGCAAGCAGCTCTCCGATGACTTGATAGACCAGATGCTGAGCGAGGAGCGCAAGGCAGCGTTCGCACCCAACCATCGACGTGCCAAGCTCAAAATGCTCGATTTCATCGCATTGTTCCTGCCAAAGAACGGTGAACTCATCGACAAAAGAGATGCCCATGGCTCCTTCGAGAGTCTTCTTCGCTTCATTGAAGACCACCTCGATGACTTCGCCCTATACAGAGACTCAACCGCCTATAAGGCCAACCACATGCAAAGTTATGAAAACAAAACTGATGACACAACCTTCTTCTTTGCTGGCTGACGGCAGCCTGCAACTCCACGCGCCCCACTCTTGGAGTGAACTCACCCAAGAGCAGCTACGCTATGTCCTGACACTCCTTACCCAAGGGTGGACGGAATACCAGATGCGCACCTACCTCTTCGCACGGTTCTGTGGCATCAAGGTACTCAACGAGAAAAAAGACGGATGGCTCTGCGAGACTGAGCTGGAGGGTGGCAAGATACAGCGGTTTTTCCTACAGCTATGGCAGGTGCAAAATTTCTGCGAGACCTTCGACTATATCTTCAATGGTAAGGGTGCAGACAACAGACTTGACTTCATCGGTCCATACAAGGCTGTCGATGTCGAGTTGCATGAGGTCGCCTTTTCCAACTATATCACCGCAGACAACTTCTTCCAGCAGTTCCTGCAGTCCGACAAGACCAACAACGCCCCACTCCGTGAGATGGCACGCTGTCTTTACCTCAAGGCTGATGGCAAGGAACCTGACACGATAGATTGCTCCGAGCCTGAGCTGATGGGTGTGTTCCTGTGGTTCATGTTCGTCAAGGATAACTTCTCGAAGCATTTTCCACACCTCTTCAAGCCAGCCTCTGAAAGCGGTGAGCCTTACGACACACGTGCGGCAATGGATGCGCAAATCCGTGCGCTCACGGGTGGAGACATCACCAAGGAGAAGCAAATAGAGAAGTCTGATGTGTGGCGTGCACTCACCGAGTTGGATGCCAAGGCACGTGAGGCTGAGGAGTTAAACGATAAACTGAAAGCATCATGATTAAAACTGAAATAAACACCCCTTCTGTACAGGTGGGCTTCGATGCGTTCTCTTACTTCAGAGATCTCACTAAGCAAAACAAGCTTACCTCAGAGTTGGGCTTCATGCCTACCACCTGCAGCAGCCCACTCTCCTTCGAGGGTATGCTGCAGAATATGGCTAAGAGCAAAAACTTTGTGGTCATCGATGACACCAACGAGGGCAACGTGGCTATCAATGGTGACGGTAGTTACCGCAAGGTCTTCACTTATACCGTGTGGATTCTCATGCGCTACAAAGAGTTCGACATGAATGACCGACAGGAGAAACTCAACACGTGCCGCAAGATATTCCGGCAATTTCTGAGTAAAATCGTCATTGATAAATACGACTGGCAGTTCAAAGAATACACCTATATGCTCAGCGATCAGATAGACAGCCGTGAGATAGGTGCCTATTTTATCAACGGTCTCACAGGTGTTGAGTTCCATCTTGACGTGAGTGAGCCATTAAACCTGGAGTTCAACTATGAGGAATGGAACGAATGACATCAAGCGTCCTGTCTCACAAGCAGACATCTACGCCTACGAGAAGGGATGGGCTGAGGAGATGGTCAACATCTGGAAGGAGAAGATTATGCACTACCGCATCCGACATACGGGTGCGCTCTTCAGCAGTGTGCAAGCCACTTCCTTTGGTGGTTCCTCTCGCATGATTGCCCACAAGTTCCTGCTCTACGGTCTCTACCAAGAGGCTGGTGTGGGCAATGGCTATTACCATGGCAACCCTGGAGACCTCCATTTCCTCGACCCAGAATACCGTGCCAAGCACAATCTGGGCGAGCCTCGCCAGCGCAAGCCGTGGTTCAACAAAAAATACTATGCCTCCATCATGAAGCTCAACGACATGGAGGGCATGTTCTATGGTGAGGAATACTTGGGCTTGATGGCTGACATCTTCAAGCAAATGTTTGGCAATAAAATATAACTGAGTATGGCAGATAAATTAGATAAGCAACAACTCCAGCAAACTTTCGAGGAGATTCGTGACGAGCGCATCCCCAAGGCTAACACCGCAAGGCGCATCGGCAATGCCTTCCTGTCCCTCTTCGAGTTTGCCGCTCCCAACGACGAGAAACTGTCCTCCATATATGATGACACCGCACAAGGTCTCATCACCTTCGCCAAGGGGCTTGTGTCCAAGGCTCTCGCCAAGCTCGCCTCGCTCTTCGTCTCTGGCGACACCCAGTTGGGCGAGAACGGCACAAAGACCACCTTCGGCGATTACAAGACCGATGCCACAGGCGCATCCATATCAGTCTCCGAGGACGGAACATCGACCGCCGAGTTCGACTATCTCACCATCCGACGTGCTGCGTACTTTCGGGAGATTACCATCAAGGAGTTGAAGCACGTGGGCGGTGAAATCGCCCTGTCCGCTGCTGCGATGGTGTGTTCCAAGGTAGAGTGGCTCAACGCTCGTGGTCGTGTCATCACGGCTGGCACGCCCACCTATTACAAGTGCTACTTCGAGAGCACAGACGGCAAGCGGCACATCTACCAGGAGTTCGCCGTGGGCGACCAGGCACGTTGTCAGCAGTTCCGCTTGGAGTCTGGCAGCACAGCCTTCGCCTCCACCAAATACTATTGGCGACTGGTGACAGGCATCGGTGACAACTACATCATCCTCTCCAACCAAGACGGCAAGTATGATGGCGAGGGCATCCCCGAGGTGGGCGACAACATCGTGCAGCTGGGCTTCCAAGGGGCTAACAACCCCATCCGCACGTCCGCCATCATCCTCTCCGCCACGGCAAGCGATGCTCCTTCCACCAAGTACTACCAGGGCATCACCTCCTTCTCTTTGCAGGATTGCGAGGTCAAGGACGAGGGCTTCGAGGGCGGACAGTTCCACTCTCGCATCTACGGCACCTATTACGTGGGCGACCGTGAGCAGACCAACTTCATCGCCTATGACCCTCTCACCAAGACCGCCACCTTCAAGGGCAAGGCCATCTTCGAGCCTGGCACCACTTTGCCAGACGGTACACCCATCGAGCAACTGCAGGGACTGGGCATCAAGAGCGGAAACCTCCTGCTCAACTCAGGCTTCACAGGCGACTTCACCTCGCAGGAGTTCGACGAGAAGACCGAAATCACCGATGAAACCACCATTTTCAGCGACTCGGCCAAATACTGGGAGTGCAAAAACGCTGAGTTCATCGAGACCTCGGAGAGTGCTTCGGGTCATGCTGCCACGCTGACCGATGGTGGTTTGGCGCAGCAGCTCACCGTCTCTCTCGTCTCAGGCGAGAAATACACTCTCTCCTTCAAGGCTCGTGGCTCTTCCCTCCGCTTCACCGTGGGAGGCTACAGCGAGACCATACAGCTCACCGATGAGCTGAAGAGATTCTCTGTCATCTTCGAGTGCTCAGATGCCACAGACACACGTTTTCGCATATTCGAGACCACGGCGACCGTGATGGAGGTCACGCTCAACCAAGGCAACCTGCCCATCCAGTGGGCAGCAGCCTATGATGACAACGACCACGCCCTGGCTGACTTCGAGGCGTTCAGATACCTCACCTCTGCCATCACCGAGGCGAAGACCACTGTCAACGGTGGGCTTGTGATGACACAAGACATCCGTGTCGGCCAGTTCCGAGACGGCAAGATGACCAAGGAGACAGGGGGCATGAGTGGCTACGCAGCCACCAAGAACTCGCCCTTCATCTGGGGCGGTGGTGACATGAGGCAAGCTTTCTACACCATCGGCAAGTACATCAACGATCCAGGTTACCAAGCAACCGACGAAGAACTGAAAAATATGTGCTCCTTCGTCCTCACCCACGGTGGACGTGCCATTCTCAACGACATCATCCTACACGGCTACATCTACGCCAAGGGCGGTGTCCTTCAGTCCGTCCGCTCGCCCAACGGCAACTTCTCCATCGATGAGCAGGGCAACGCCAAGCTCAAAGGGGAGATTGAGGCAAGCAAGGGCAAGATTGGCGGCTTCGCCATCAATGAGAGCAGCATAGGTACAGCTCTTAACATCATCAAGGATGAGGATGGCACCGAGGACATTGGCTACGGCAAGGAGAATGAAATGACGCTTCTGGATGAGTTCATAGTCTTCAATGGCAAGAACCGCCAGGCGATATTGGGTCAGTGGCAGTCTTTGGGCACTCCCATTCTCATGAGATTAATAGATGAGGTGGATGACTACCTGACCAGATACGGTGCAGTCATCTCCATCAAGAACAAAAAGGGAAAGGCTGCAGCCATGGTGTTCGGGGGCGGATATACGGCAGGACTGGCTCTCAAAACCGTAACTTTCAACAGCAACTCCAACAAGATTGACCGTTCCGTTAATGTGGCTTTGCTCATGGATGAGAACACCACATACCAATTGCCAGATATGCAGCCGTATGACGATGGCCACATGATCATGGTCAAGGCCATGAATGGCAGTGGCAAGAATGGGGCTTGCAATGGGATGAACATCACCGTGGGAGCCAACATCAAGGCTGATGGCACGACCAAGACGCCTTACATCATGCACGACCAAGGACAGCATTCCCAAACCTTGGGGCTTGGTGCCAAGGGAGATGCAATGATTCTCATCTTCAGCACACAAATTTATTCTGATGATGGCGAGGGATGCTGGATTCAGTTCAAATGTCCTCGTGACTGGTAAAACTATAAAACGCATATATTATGGAAGAACTTAACAAAGTCCCGTCATCGGGCACGACATTCGGCAATGTCGTGGAGTCCATCAATGCCAACTTCGGGCTGATACTCACCGCCATCACCGAACTGGAGCAGACCAATAAGCGCAAATACCTCTTTTCAAATGAGGCAGAGCTGAAGGCTACCTATCCTAATCCTGACAAGGGCGATTATGCTTTTGTGGGCGAGTTGGCCAATGCAATCGTCTATAAGTGCAATACTGCAGGAACCTGGACCAATACAGGCGAGAAGTGGAATGTTGGCGGCACCATCGATGTGACCGCATACGTTTCGCCTTCAGACCCGGTTTCTGACCTTACGCAGCTTGTCGCTACCAAGGTGCGCATGCTGCAAAACAAGGGCGAGGTGTTCCTTCCTGCTACCTCCACCAAGGCGGTTCTCGACCCAGACACCAAAAAGGTGCTCTCTGATGAGCTGACCGAAATGCGCTCCAAGGACGAAACTTTTGAGCAGCACGTTACCTCACAGGCTGGCACCAATAAGGCACTCGCTGACAATATCAGTGCACTTGCAAAGCAGACGACTGATCATTTCACAAAACTCGAGGGTGGAGGCATTACGGAAGATATGCTGAGTGATGGTCTGAAGGAGTCCATCCAGTCGTCAGCAAGCGGCAAGGGTGGCAATACATTCAATGTGACTGACCAAATTCCTCTTGAGTCTGGCTTCTATACTCTCGAGACTGCCATAGCGGCCGTTCCTGAGAAAAACCGCTCCAAGGGTCTCTGCATCACATTTGAGATCTCACAGGGCAAGTGGCTGACCAAGCAGTTTATCGGCACAGATACTACATCGTGGGATTCCACCGCATCATGGGAGGACTTCGGGGGAGCCGGAACCGTCAAGCAGGTGACCGTCAATGGAGAGAAGAAAGCACCGGACTCTACAGGTAATATCGATATTACCATACCAACAGTCGAAGTCGATGAGACGCTTGATCAGGAGAGCACCAACCCTGTTGAAAATAAGGCGATAGCCGCCAAACTCAATGAGATAGAAGGCAACACCCTCGCCTCCACTGATGTCGAGGTGAGCGATGATGGCTCGACCGTCCATGTCTCGCTGAAAAACAAAAACAACGGTGAAATCACCAGTTTTGACGTTCCTGCAGGTTCCGGTGGCGGTGGTGGTGAGACCTCAACCACAAAAATCGTCCTCTCGGCTGTTGTCAATAACAGCATTGTCAAGCGTGGTGGCAGTTCCATGCTGACCTACGAATACGACCACCAGTACAGCTCTGGTGATGAGAAAGGGCAATCGACAGGCCAGAAAGCAACCATCAAAGTGCTGATGAAGTTAGGCGCAACGACCATATATAGCGATACCATCGAGGATGTCAGCAGTGGCAGCTATCAACTCGACCTGACCAAATATCTGCAGTTAGGCACAACTGATATCTATGTCATTGCCTCCACAACAGATCCTCTGACAGGCAACAAGCAGACCAAACAGGCATACACGTCAGTCAAGGCAGTCACGCTCTCGCTGGCATCATCATTCAATATTGCCGACTGCGTGGCACTCGGTGGATATGCTAATGATGAGACGGTCAACATACCGTTTGCCGTCAGTGGATCCGGCACCAAGGTGGTGACATTATATGTCGATGGCAAGCAGCGCAATGCACAGACCGTCACCCGTAGCGGCACGACGAATAGCAGCTTCAATCTGGCGATGACTGGCTTGGAGAACGGCAGACATACCATTCAGATGGTGGCTGAGATGGAGGCAAGCCCAACGCTGACCCTGCGCTCAGACAGCATCTACTTCGATATACTGAGAGGTGCTGACGAAGCACCCTATATCGGTGCCAAGATTACATCTGCCGATGGTACCATCTTTACTGATGATCATCTCACGCCAACCATCAAGGCAGGTCAGTATGAGCAGATGTCATTTGACTTCGTAGCCTATGACCCTGCCACAACACCTGCTTCCATGTCTGTCTATCGAGACGACATCAAGACACAGACCGTCAGCGTGCCTCGCACACTACAGACATACACCAACCGCTATCTCGACCAGGGGACAATCAGTATGCGCTTCGAGAGTGGTGCAACATCTTACAATTTCTTTGTTGAGGTGGAGAAAAGCAGCGTGGATATCGTTGAGATCACAGATGGCCTGCAGCTGAAACTCACCGCCTCTGGCCGTGCAAGCAGCGAGGCAGACCCAGGCGTGTGGCAATATGGTGATATTACCACCAAGTTCAGCGGCTTCGACTGGAGCAGTAACGGTTGGACGGGCGATGCACTGAAGCTGACCAATGGCGCCAACATTGAGATTGGCATCAAGCCATTCTCATCTGATGCGACAAGCACAGGTGCTACATACGAGATGGAGCTGATGTGCAGCAACGTCACAGACCGTGACGGCATCATCCTTGACTGCATGGCTGATGGAGTCGGCTTCCAAATGACCACGCAGGAGGCTAAGATCCGCACGACTGCAGGCACAGAGGTGAGCACCAAGTTTGCGGCAGACATGAACTACAAGATAGCCTTCGTTGTCAGCGGCAAGGGTGGCAACCGACTCCTGCAGCTCTATGTCAACGGCATTCTGTCAAGTGCAGTCCGATATGCAGCGACAGATTCCATGATACAGCAGACACCTGCTGATATCCGAGTCCTCTCTGATGATGCAGACGTTGAATTGCGCAACCTCCGCATCTATAACCGAGCACTCAACGACGATGAGGAGTTGGCAAACTACATGGTTGACCGCAAGACAAGCGATGAGATGGTTGTCCTCTTCCAGAAGAATGCAGTCATGAATGACGAAGGCACAGATGTGGATATCGAGAAGCTCAGAGCACAGGGTAAGGGTGTGATGCGCATTGTCGGTGATATCGACCTGCTCAACCAGACCAACAACAAGAAGTTCGAGATTCCGGTTGATATCTACTTCTACTCGCCATACGGCAAGCAGTATGACTTCGTCATCAAGCAGTGCGGTCTCCGCATTCAGGGTACATCCTCCACGACATACGCTCGGAAAAACTACCGCATCTACATGAGCCGTAGCGAGAAGTATGGCACGCAGCTCTTCATTAATGGTGTGCTGCAGGAGGACTTCCTTTATTCCTTCAAGCCTGGTGCACGCCCAGTTGACATCTTCTGCATCAAGGCAGACTTCTGTGATTCCTCATCAACCCACAATACAGGTGCGGTGCGCATCGTCAATGACGTATTCAAGCGCTGCGGATGGCTGACACCTCCACAGGCAGCCTATAAGGGTGAGTATGACGTGCGCATTGGTGTCGATGGTTTCCCGATTGACGTGTTCTATGACCAGAATGGCGATGGCACGAATGCTTATCTCGGCAAGTACAACTTTAACAATGAAAAGTCCGGATCTGCAATTGTCTATGGCTTCGAGGGCATCGAGGGATTCAATGATGAAGCAACATTGGCAGGACAGCGCAACAAGTGCATCTGCCTGGAGTTCCTCAATAACTCAGAGCCTATCTGTCTCTTCGGCACCGCAGATCTCGCACGCTTCGATGCTGCGCTGGAATTCCGCTTCAAGCCAGATAAAACTTGGGATACAGCCGATCCTGAGGATAAGGCAGCCGTGCAGAGACTGTGGCAGTGGATATACGCCTGCAAGGGCAATCCTACCAAGTTCCAGGCTGAATACCAGGGGTACTTCATCAATGAAGCACCGTTTGCCTGGTTCCTCATCACGGACTACTTCATGGGAGTGGATAACCGTGTAAAGAACATGATGCTCGTCACATGGGATGGTATCCACTGGATGTTCATACCTTATGATATGGATACCCTCTTCGGCCTGCGCAATGACTCATATCTCAAATATGACTATACCATCACGCATGAGACATTCGATGAAAGCATCGGCAGCTATGCCTTCGCTGGTCACGATAGCATATTGTGGGAGCTTGTCAGAGCATGTCCAGACAAATTGCGAGAGGTCGCAGAGACCATCCGCAGCAATATGTCACTCGAATATGTCCTGCAGATGTTCAACGAGCAGGAGATGGGCAACTGGTGTGAGCGCATATATAATAAGGATGGCATCTTCAAATATGTCACTCCGCTCATCGAGGGCGTCAAGACCACGACGGGCACGGTGACCTACGACTATCTCTATGCACTGCAGGGTAGCCGATATGCTCACCGTTGCTACACCATACAGAACCGTTTTGCACTGCTCGACAGTCAATATGTCTGCGGCACCTACCGCAAGGACAGCTTCGGCTGCTACTTCGGCTACAAGTTCGGATCAGACAACCGAAAGATCAAGATAACCGCATCAGAGAGGTATTATTTCGGTTATGGCTATACCTCCGGCACTCCACATCAGAGTGCAGTGCTCGCAGCCGACAAGGGCTCACAGGTGCAGCTGGTCCTCGACACTGACCTCATCGTCAATGACCCTCAGTATATCTATGGTGCATCCCGCATCTTGGGCCTCGACCTCACTGATGTCAGTCACGCTATCCTGCAGACGCTCAACCTGAGCAACCTCACGGCGCTCCGCACGCTCGACATCAGCTGCGCAGGCACGCAATCCACGCTAGGTAACCTCATCGTGGACGGATGCAAGAACCTCCGCTCCCTCAACATGGGCGGTCTTCAGAGCGCACTGCTCACGGGCATGGACCTCACGAACAACACCAAGCTGGAGACGTTCCTCGCTTCCGACACCGCCCTCACAGGTGTCACCTTCGCCAAGGGCTCTCCGCTCACCAAGGCGGTCTTGCCTGCTACCTTGCAGACCCTCGACCTGCGCTACCTGTCCAAGCTTCAGATGGGTGGCTTGACCTTGGAGGGCACCGACAACATCACCCGACTGGTGGTTGACAACTGCCCTGGCATCGACTGGACGCAGCTCATGGCGAAGTGCCCTAACGTCAAGTACATCCGCATCACGGGCATCGACGAGGAGGGCGACGGCTCGCTCCTCCGTCAGTACATGGAGATGGGCGGTGTCGATGAGAGCGGCGGCAATGTCGAGACCTGCCGACTGGTTGGCTCATACCAGCTCACCCAGTACATCGATGACGTGGAGTTCCAGAGATACCAGCAGCACTACCCTGAGCTCAACATCATGCAGCCTCCATACACGGTGGTCGAGTTCGACGACAGCGTGGCGGACGATGCCAACGTCAGCAACCTTGACAACGAGACGGGCTACAAGTATGGCAATGCCTACCAGCCTTCGGGTCACATCAAGACCTACCTCAGCCAACGCCACCGTGTGTTGGCCAAGGTCACCAAGAAGGCGACGCAGCGTAACGTCAGCATGGCGGGCGTGGACACCGTGATGAACAACCTCGACGGCGAGATGACCTACTATCCGCTCCACGATGACAACTCCAACTACTACGCCGATGCCAAGGAGGTGCGTGACTGCTCAGCTGCCAAGCTCGACAGCACCGAGGGCGACATCATGATGCTGGAGCCGCACCACTGGTTCAAGGGCATCAACGACTATCTGAACAGGAAGCACTATATTTGCTTCTCCACCAACAAGACTGTTCCGTCCATCTCCGCCGACACCGTGCAGATGACCATCGACGAGATCAAGCTGTCCAAGGGAGGATGGCGAGAGGGCTACAAGCTCACCGCCAACAAGCCGACACTCAGCGAGTCATACGTGGCAGATACCAACTACGCAGTCATCAAGGTCGATGTAGAGGGATATAGCCGTGTCCGCTTCCCTGCTGTCCCTGGCACCAACATGATTTGCTCGCTCTTCCTCGCAGAGGACGGCAGTGTCATCAGCAATGTGCTCGTGCCGACCATCAACCTCACCTTCGAGCGTGGCCAGTATATCATATCAGACATACCAGACGGTGCCAAGACCCTTTGTGCTACCGTGTGGAAGAACACGCCTGGTGAGAAGGTGGTGCTGAGCAACTCCGATAAGATTGAGGATATGGAGCCTGACTGGGTGGAGATTGACGAATACCTCTGCGGTGTCGTGGGCAGTACCGTCGTGGGCGACAAACTCAGAGCTTGTGTCTCTGGTGGTTCTACCACAGCCAACATGGCATGGTCAGATTTTCACTACTACTCCGTGCAGAGAGCTATGCAGCAGATTGACTTTGGCATGCACAGCGACATCGCCAACCTCTTCTACATGAAGTATGGCCGTCGCAACTCGCAGGAGCAATGTGGTGCTGGCTCGCACACCAACAACCGCACCACTGGCGGCACAATGGCGCACGGCATCGCAGACACCATCGGCTACGATGCGGCAAAGGCTGTCAACGCCTCCGTCACCAACAGCATCGTCGATAACGGCGTGCATCAATATGCTTGGTACTTGGAGGGCGACGAAGAGAGCGGTGCGACCACCGTCAAGCAGGTCAATAACATTTGCTGCTGTGGCTACGAGGACATCTACGGTCACAAATACGACATGGTGGACAACTGCGATATGCCGAATGACAGCGCACACTCCAACATGCTGCGCATCTTCATGCCTGACGGCAACACCAGGTACATCAAGGTGTCAAGCTACAACGAAATCTGGATTACCAATGTCTATCATGGGCAATATGGCGATGTCATCGCCGTCGGCAGCGTATCAGGCTCGCCAAGCACCTACTATGGTGATAAATATTGGGTGAGCGGCTCAGCCAACCGTGTGCTCTTTCGGGGCTACAACAGTGCGCACTCGAATGGCGGCATCTCGTTCACGTTTGCGAGTAACGACGCGTCGAACACGGACACGAATGTCGGGTCGCGCTTGGCCTTCCGCGGAAAAATCGTCAAAGCGTCGAGCGTAGCGAGATACAAGGCGACAAGCGAAGTAGCGTAAAGCGAAAGAATGTATAACGAAAGAATCGACCTCTATACAGGGTATTTCAAAAATACCGCCTGTGGCGGTCGATTTTTTTTGTTTTTCGCATATATATATGAAAAAAATAAGCTATCTTTGCAGCCATGAAGGCAGAGTCTCCCAAGACCGTGTGCTCTTTCGGGGCTACAACAATGCGAACTCGAATGGCGGCATCTCGTACACGAATGCGAATAACGACGCATCGAACACGAACACGAATGTCGGGTCGCGCTTGGACTACTTATCAATCGGTTCTACGGCACAGCCGACGTGTCGGCAATCGCAGTGACCGAGGGAGATGCGCCACGCTCATAGAGTGAAAAATCAATGTGGTGGGTAGAGTTTGGTAGGTCCTTCATGGATTCGAAGAAGTCAGACCCCATAAAGGAAGGCTATGCGCAGAGAAGGCAATATCATACAGGAAATCATCGACCATGGCAACATGTCCGATTCCTTCGACCAGGTTCTTCGTGGCACCGTTCGCAAGAAGTGCCGTGAGGGGCAAGAGTTGTTGGCGCACCGTGAGGAGGTCATCGCCAACCTGCAGCGTGAGATAGCCGACGGCACGTTTACCGTGTCCGAATATCGTGAGCGTGACATCTATGAGTATGGCAAGCATCGCAGACTCCAGATTGTCAAGATGGAGAGGCGCATCGGCTGCCACGCCATCATGCGTGTGGTTGACCGACACCTGCACCGTAGGTTCATCAGAACCACAGGCGCAAGCATCAAGGGGCGTGGCACGCACGACATGATGCAGCAGGTGAGCGCAGTTCTCCGTGATAATCCACATCTCAAGTATGCCTACCAGTTCGACATCAGACACTTCTACGAGAATGTTGACCACCAACTTGCCAAGGATGCCTATGCCCATGTCTTCAAGGACAAAGTCTTGCTTCAGATACTGGGCAGTCTCATCGACCTCTTGGAGCAGGGCATCAGCTTCGGGCTTCGCACCTCGCAAGCCACAGGCAACCTTATCCTCTCCATTCACCTCGACCACCCTCTCAAAGACGAGATGGCCGTCAAGCATTACTTCAGATATTGTGACGACGGTCTGGTACTCGCAGAGACCAAGGCTGAGCTGTGGGTGATTCGTGATGCCATCCATGAGATGCTGGAGGCTATCGGCTTCGAGGTCAAGCCCAACGAGCGGGTCTTCCCTGTCACCGAGGGCATAGACTTCGTGGGATACAAGATATACCCCGACCATGTGCAGCTTCGCAAGCGCATCAAGAAGAAGTTCGCTGCCAAAATCAAGAAAATAAAATCGCGCAAACGTCGCCATGAGCTCATCGCCTCGTTCTGGGGCATGACCAAACACGCCGACTGCGCCAATCTTAACAATAAACTGATAGGAGAAAAAACTATGAGATCATTCAAAGACCTGAAGGTCACCTATAAGCCTGCCAACGGACAGAAGTATTTCCCTGGCGACACCATCTCCATCCGTGATTTGGTCAACCTCCAAATCATTGTCCATGATTTCCAGCTCGGTGTCAAAACACGAGAAGGAGAAGATCGCTGTGTCGTTTCTATAGAAATGGGGGGGCAAATGAAAAAATTCATAACAAATTCAGAGGAAATGAAAAATGTGCTTAGCCAAATTAGCGAGATGGAGGATGGTTTCCCCTTCGAGACAACCATCAAGGCCATGGCTTTTGGAAACGGTAAAACTAAATATGTTTTCACATAATGGATAGAATAAATGGTAGTTCTGACGTACAACTCTTCGAGTGTACAAATCCTGTCAGAAATTATTGGCGCATCAGGTTCGATGTGCAAAAGAATGAGGATGGCTCGGCTGACTATATGGAGCATCAGTTCCAGCACAAGCCTTCTTTGGCTGAAATCAAGTCTGTCATCAACAATTTCTATAATGAACAGACTGATGCTAATATTCTCTCTGGTCTTCAATATGAAGGGCAAATGGTATGGCTCTCCGCAGAGAACCAAGCAAACTACAAGGCTGCATACGACCTCGCAGTACAAACACAAGGCGAAAGTTTGCCTTACAAGGTGAAGCTCGGCTCTGAGGATGCACCTGTATATAAGGAGTTTAACAGTCTTCAAGACTTCAAGGCTTTTTACCTCGCCATCCAAAAGCACATCCAAGAAACCATCTCTGAGGGATGGAAAAAGAAAGACTCCATAGACTGGAGTCAATATCAAGCCTAACCAGTTAGGCTTAGTTTTCGCATATATACGGCAAGTCAAGCGTACCTGTTCCAGCTTGGCTTGCCGTATTTTTATTTTCAACCTCCAATATGTACTTTTGTACCAGATAAACAAAAGTACATATCATCATGCAAAAAAATACAAAGGAATGGATACAATACGGCTCGGCAGTGGTCGTGTTGATTTTCGCAATAGTGCTGGTCTATATCAGCTATTTCACGTCGAAAACACAAGACGTGACTGACAACGTGCTCTGGTACTTCGCACAGTCGCTCATGTACGCCGGCTCTATCTTCGGTGTCGCCATCGCCATCGATGCCAAGTTTGAGAACATTAAAAACAAATTTCTAAATCACAATAGAGATGAGAAAGATTAAACGCATTTTTGTGCATTGCACAGCTGGCTCGCAACGTCAGAGCATCGAGGATCTTAAGGCAGAGTTCCGCCTGAAGGGTTGGAAATATCCTGGTTATCATTACGTGGTGGACATCAATGGTGGCATCCATCAGCTTCTCGCCATCGAACTGGTCAGCAACGGCGTGCAGGGCTACAACTCCTCTGCCATCAACGTCGCCTACATGGGTGGCATCGACAGCCACGGCAAGCCTACCGATAACCGCACGCCCGAACAGAAGGATGCTCTCGTTTTGCTGCTTCATAGACTGAAGCAACAATTCCCGGATGCACAGATCATGGGGCACCGTGACATTTGGGGCACAGACAGCAAGAAGTGGAAAAAATGGTGTCCATGCTTCAACGCTATCGATGAATATAAAGACTTATGATCATGAAGAATATTAAAATCACCATCATCAAGGTTCTCTCCGTGCTTTTTGTCATCACCTTGGTTGCCCTTCTGGCAAGTATTGCCGAGAACCGCCAGCTGCAGGGCGATCTCGACCGGCAAACCTCAAATGTGAGTGCGCTCACCTACGATATCAAGTACGACAAACTGGATGATTCTCTGCCTGTAGCGCAAAACACCGCACTACAAGCTAAGGTCTCAGAGCTGGAGCAGCTACACCTCACCGACACCAAGCTCATTAAGGACTTGAAGGTTAAACTAAAGGATGTGCAAGCACAACACACCCTGTCTGCCGAGACTGCCGACACGGTCATCATCGCCCCGGTTCCTGGTACCGCCGATTCTGTTTTCGCATACAACGACAAATGGCTCTCGCTCCACATCGATATCCCCAAGCGGGAGTGCCAGTATGTAGCCTACGACAGCCTCACCACCATCGTGAGTCGCACTTACAAGCACCGCTTCCTCTGGTGGCGGTGGGGCACCAAGGGCTACGAGGTGCGCATCGTGAGTTTCAACCCTCACGCTCGCATCAAATATTCCAGATACATAGAGGTCGAAAAATGAAAGATTTAACATAAAAAACTTGCTTATTTCAAAAATTATTATTAAATTTGCAACAAAGATAATAATAAAGATTGGAATTATGTTTGAGATTTTGATTATATCGGCGATATTGGCTTATGCTACACTCGGCATTGGTCATGCTCTGAGCAAGATGGGAAGTCATTCTTGCTCTGTGTCAAATTCTACGTATTCTCCAAATGGTGAAGATTATAACGAGAAAATTCATCTGTTATCTCATAATAATTCAGCAAGTGAGATAACTCGAAAAGATGGTCTTTTCTACATTACTATAGAAAACTCTATTACAGGGGACAAACAAACACTAAGTCACAGAAATAAGAAGTATCTTTGCTGGGATGCTGAAGATGTGGCAACAAAATTCGCACTGAGAGAAAGAGACGAATTTCATAAAGAAGATTTAAATACGAGGTCGTAAGGAAACGGTCTCGTATTTTTATTATATCCCTATCCTTACTAACTTTGCCATAAATATAAAAATTCTATTATGGCAACAAGTACAGATACTCATATTAGCAGAGTTATCCTTGACACCAAGGATGCAAAAAACAGACTCAATGAGTTAGAAAATAAATTAAAAGAAGTCCAAAAAGCAAAAGAGGAAGCCTATGCAAAAGGGGAATCGGTTGCAGCTTTTGAGAGACAAATCAAAAGACTGAAAGCAGAAACGGATGCTTACAGGACAACTCAACAGAAAGTCAATGATACGCTCAAAAATCTTTCTTCAGCTTCATACAAAGATTTACAGCAGATAGCCAAAGCTCTCAACAAAGAGTTGAAGAGTGGTGCCATCGAGCGTAATTCAAAAGAGTGGAAGAAATTGCAAAAGCAATTAAAAGATGTTAGGGCGGAGATGCAGCACATCAATAACGAGGGTAAGGCTTCTAAAAGTCTTTGGTCTCGCTTCGTCGATGCGCTCAACACCAACTGGGGTGCAGTTTCTCAGATTATTGCAGCATATGCAGGCCTCTCTATGACCTTACGTAAGTGCGCCCAAGCATACGCCGACATGGAAGAGTCAATGGCAGACGTGCGCAAATATACAGGTCAGACCGATGAACAAGTTCACCAGATGAATGAGGACTTCAAGCGCATGGATACTCGTACCGCTCGCGAGCAGCTCAATGAGTTGGCAGGCTCTGCAGGTCGCCTTGGCATCACCAGTAAGGAGATGATTGAGGAATTCGTGGATGGTGCGGACAAAATTAACGTAGCTCTTGGCGATGATCTTGGCGAGGGGGCGGTTGATAAAATTGGCAAGTTGGCACAGATGTTTGGCGAGGATAAGACCAAGGGATTGCGTGGTGCAATGCTTGCTACTGGTTCAGCCGTCAATGAACTTGCCCAGAACTCATCAGCCAACGCTGGTTATATCGTCGATTTCACAGCCGACCTGTCGGGTGTAGGCATTCAGGCAGGCATGACTCAAGCGCAGCTCATGGGTCTTGCCTCTGCCCTCGACCAGAATATGCAGGAGGAGGCGACTTCCGCCACCGTCTTCGCACAGCTCATCACCAAGATGTACCAGGAGCCAGCCAAGTTTGCCAAGATTGCAGGCATGGAGGTGAAAAAATTCTCCACCTTGATGAAGACCAATGCTAACGAGGGTTTGATGAAGTTCATGCAAGCCATGAAGTCAAAGGGAGGTTTCGCAGAGATGGCACCGATGTTTGAGGAGATGCAGTTAAATGGCACCCGTGCCGTGGGAGTTCTCTCTGCCGTAGCTTCCCATCTCGACCAAGTGAAGACTGCGCAAGACCTCGCTAACCAATCGTATGCTGCTGGTACCAGCGTGTTAAATGAGTTTAATGTCCAGAACAATACCGTCCAAGCAGACCTCGACAAGGCCAAAAAGCGTTTTCAGGACCTTACCATCGAACTCGGTGAGAAACTCATTCCCGTCACCCGATATGCCATATCGACCATGAGCGTAGGCATCCGTGTGTTATCAACTTTGATAACTTTCACGGTTACGCATGCCAAAGGGTTGACGGTCCTTGCCACTGCTATTGCAGTTTGCACAGCCCTCTGGTATAAGGAGATTATCGCCATCAAGCTAAAAAATGCTGCTACCGCATACGCTACAGCGGTAGATAAAGCCTACATCGCTACCGTCACCCTTTTGCGCACAGCTATGGTTGCCCTGCAAGCGGCATGGGCTTATCTCACCAAAGGCGTGCAAGGCTACATCGTGGTAATGAGAGCTGCTCGTCTTGCCAGTCTCACCAATCCGTGGGCAGCTCTCGCCACAGTTCTCACTGTGGTGGGTGTGGCCGTCTATGGTTGCTATAAATACATCGTGAACTACAACAAGGCTCTGCACGACAATCTCCAATCTGTCAAGAATGCAAAGGCTGTCGCAGAGTCACAGGCAAACTTGGCTAAGAAGGTTTCAGAAGCCACCCTTGATGAGCGCAATAAAATTGATATGCTCAACAAGGTCATCCATTCCAATGCCTACACCGTCGATGAGCGCAGACAGGCTATCGCTAACATGCAAAAACTCGTGCCGGAATACCACGCCTCTATCTCTAAGGAAGGCAAACTATACAACGACAACCAGATAGCCATCCAAAACTACATCAAAGAATTGGAAAATGCTGCGATGGCGGAAGCTATCTATGAGCGTAAAGTGGAAATCAACAAGAAGAGACTTACCCTCAAGCAAAAGGAGAGACGCATACGTGGTTCTCTCAAAGCTGTGGATGCCGAGCGTCAAGCTCACCCGAAGAAATACGAAAGTGAGGCTGTGGCTGATGCTTGGACAGGTCAACTAATCGAACAAAACGAAGCTCTGAAAAGCAATCAGAAGCAAAAAGAGATTCATACTCAAAGGCTACAAAGCAACCTAAGCCAACAACAAACACTCGATGCCGAGGATAAGTTTCTGGATACCGAGATTAAAAAGAATACCAAACTTCAGCAACAATATAAAAAGGTGGAGAAGAAAAATACGCAAGTAATCGCAACTTCCAATAGTAGTACTCCAGCATCTTCCACTCATACTATGACCGATAAGGAGCGCAAGGCTGCCGAGAAAGCCAAGAAAAAACAAGAGGCAGAGGCTCGCAAGGCTGCAGTCAAGCGAAAGGCTGATCTCAAAAAGGAGCTTGATGATGCCAAGAAGTCAAACCAAGCGGAGCAATTAGAGGCTACCACCCAATACTCTTCAGGACAGATTCGTCTCGCCGAATACAACGACCGCATGGCACAGATCAAAGAGCAAGGCTTACAGCAGCGCATGGATATCCTCAAAAAGTATGGCGAAGCTGAGAGTGAGGAATACAAACGGCTGAATGCCGAGAAAGAAAAAATCGCAGCCGACTACGAGAAGAAGCAGACCTCTGATCTCGAAGCCATCGAGACCAACAGGCAGACCGCAGAAATGAATATCCGTGCCAACTACTACAACAAAAAGTCCGATATCTACCATGACGAAGAGGCTCTCAATGAGGCTCTCTTCCTGCTCGATCAGAACTACCTCGACGAGAAACAAGAGCTTTATCTGTCATCATCCGATGAGTACTGGCAAATCGAGAAGGAGCGTGAGCGCAGCCAGCTTCAGCATCAATACGAGCGTCAGGAGCAATACGACAAAACCCTCATGCAGCTCAAACAAGAGTATCTCAAAATGGGAAACGAGGAGCAAATGAAGCTGGAACTGAAAGGTCTTGACGAGGTTCACAAGGCAGGTCTCGTCAGCGAAGAGGAATACCAACGCATGAAGATGGGCATCGCTAATAAGTACGCATCATACAAGCCTTCAGTCGATGATCAGCGCAAGGATGATGCCAACACGGCCCTTGATACTGCTCGCAAAATGAGCAAACCGCAAGATGATCATGGCACCATGATGAGTGACAATATAGGTTCTGTCATCGGTGGCGCTATGTCTGTCGTAAAACAGCAGAAGATGGTCAACGACAATCTGGACAAGCTTCGTGCTGAAGACAAAATCAGCGAGCAAGCCTACCAGGATGCCAAGAAGCAGATGAATAAAGAGACCTACAACACCATCCTCTCCGTGGCAT